TCTTTATGCTTGTAAGGCTCAAGCCCTCTTGTATGCGACTACAACGAGGAATATAATGCTCTCTGCGACTACAATTTAATCAGAGGAACATCATGGAAGAGTACGCCAAGCTACTTAATACCATACTTACCAAGGTAGTTTTTAATCACATGACTATGTTCTTCGTTTTCTTATTTATTGGCTTTACGTTCATTCCGCCAGAATTAACGTTGTATCTCAACGCTAAAACACCGGCATTCTTTCCTGATTGGTTCACTCTTGCCAATTTTGGTTCTTTGATATTTGCGTTGGTTTCTACGATGATTTGGATTCTTATTTCTAATGCGGCCAAATCAATTTTTTCAAAACTGCGTGAATCATTAAAAACTAATTCAGAGCAAGCTAGATTAATCAATCTACTTCATAATTTATCAACAGAAGAGCAACATGTTATTGCAATGTCCTGCCTTAATGAGCGAATTATTTTCCCAGATAACAGAACTCAGCTAGCCATTGAAAAACTCTTGTCAAAAGAACTTATTTCGTACGGCTGGACTAATGATAAATATGAGTTAAATCCACTTATTCGCAATGTTGTTCTTGCTGAGCTCGATAAGAGCATGAATTCCCATCACTAACCTGTTTCAAATTTTTAAAGAACGTTTCAAAGTGTTTTGCTTTGTTGTGATAATTCTACTTAAAGTAGATATTTATGCAACTAAAATTTGCATAAAAGTAGGATTATTTTCTATTTAAAATAGTATTTATTTGATTTTTAAGTAAAAATATTTTGTTGGCAGGTGTTTGATTGCTTGTTTTTTAATCAGTGAGTATTGTGATTTGAGATTCTGATCACGGAATACGTTAATTTTTTTAAGTAGAATGACCGCACTTTTTAATGGAGGTTATATGAAAAAATTACTTGTTGGCTTATGTCTTTTGCCTGTTTTTGCTGTTGCGAATGAAACTGGGGAATCTTGCTCTAAGTTGGAAGATAGCAGCAAGCGTCTAGAATGTTATGATTCAGTGTTTTTGAAAAAAACAGATGCGGTAGATGAAAATAAGGCTATTCAATCCAAGTGGGAATATGGGCAAAATAAAGATGAATTACGAAATGCCACCACTTATAAAGCAATGCTTTCTTCTAATAATGCGGTTAATTTTGGCTTTCCTTATGAAAGTTCCTTTATGTATCTAACCTTGCGAAAAGATCCGAAATATGGCAATGATGTTGTTTTTACCGTAAATGGGCAATTTAATAGTTGTTATGACAGTTGCAAGATCACGGTTAAATTTGATGATAATAACCTCGAAACTTATCGGATGGTTGGTTCTGATGGTGGAAGTAATGATACGATATTTATTGAAAGCCAAAAATCTATGAAAGCCTTTGTGAGTAAGCTAAAAAAATCGAAAAAATTGATTGTAGAGGCGAGTTTTTATGATCACGGAAAGGGGCAATTTACCTTTGATACTCAAGGGCTGGAATGGAAGCATTTTTAATTAACAGAAAGCTGCGCTAAGCGTGGCTTTTTTTATTTTTGCGATCTAGCTCGAAAAATTGAAATGTGCTTTTGGCAATTTCTGCATAAATTTCATATCATCGCCCAAAGAAAATGGAGGATATATGAAAGTATCAATAGACGAGGTATTGCTTGAGTTAAGCAACTTAATAGGCAAGGATAGAGCGGTAATACTGTTACTATCACAAGCACTTGAGGACGGCTACGGGGAGTTGATAGCGATAGCGCATCAGGATATAGAGATTGCCGAATAGCGGGTAAAATAAAACCGCCACTAGGGCGGTTTTTTGTTACTGTATAGGTAATTCAATTTGCTCAGCATTGAGTTCAACTTTTTGAATTTCAGTCATTGTTCCTCTTGAGCCATTTAGGCGTAAATTACCTGTGATTTTAATAGACACCCCATCTGCAACCGCCTGTTCAGGAATAGCTGCATCTTCTTTAGTAAGATTTATGGTAATGTTTCTAGCCTTATCAAATAATTGTGTTTTTACCACAATGGTTGAACCATCATTTAAACTTCCTGTTGCTGTATGTCTATTTGTTACAGCACCTTCAATAGTATAATTTTTGAAGTTTAATTGTTCGTTAAAAAGGCTCTCAGATATTGCTTTTATTTTCTGTGTATTGCCTTTTTTAAGATAAAAAATGTACGGCTTTTGTGTAGAGTTGTGAAGCTTGATTTCCACGTCGTTATTTTCTTTTAAACCAGTCATCGCGGTTAGAGCGTCACATAAATCTGCACTAACTCCGCTATTAACTAAATCACCCAACTCTTTTTCTTTTGATTTGAGTTGTTCATTTAGATTTGATAATGCAGCTACCATTCTCGATTCTACGCATTCTGCAAATGACATTGGATGTAAATCAGTATTGCTGGTATCAATAGGTTCTTCAATCGGGTAAATCACATTTAGGATAAAACTACCTTTTTCTGTCTGCCCTAGCTTTAATGTATCAATAAAATCTTTAACTTCTTTGCTTTGATAATTTGTGTGTTTAGGTTTCAATGTTTTAGCCGACTTGGCCAAACTTTCTAGCAATTTTTTGACAGAAGGAAGCAGTGTAAGGCTTTCCATAAATGGCAACGCCCCGTCATTTACCGAACCGCCAATAATGCGAATACTAATTCTACCTTGTCTGGCAGCTTGTTTATTTTTGTTCACTGCTTGAATAAGGTATTCGGGGGGATAATTAAGATATTTCGCTAATTTCTTAATAGTTGTGGATAAGAATTCAGCATCATCTTCAAATGGTTTTACTCTTGCTCTTGGCAAGCGAAGAAGTGTATCAACAGATGGATTCTCGATTTTATTCCAAATAGAGAGTACATCATTTTCTTTTGTTTTTTGCCAACCGTGTTGGATAAGATATTGCTGAAACTTTATAATAAATTGTCTAATTGTTTTTTTGGTTAGAAAGCGATTCATAAACTGTTTCCCTCCGCCGAAAGTGTCAACATTTGTGAAAGTGTTAGCTTAGTTAATTGATTTGTAAGCGGAATAGTAACTGTAATAGTGTTTTTGTTTTTAGTTGGCTTTTGACCTACAAGATTTATCCAGTAACATTTACCAACCAGAAAGTTGCCGTATTTTAATTCTTTAATCCACTGTTTTGTGTCATCGGGAATAGGCATTACTACAAGGTATTTTGGAATAGCGCTTTTCTTAATAAGCTTACGATAATTTCCTACTTTTAATGGGTAGCTTAACTCGCCTTGCTTGTAATTTGGTTTGGCAGTAGTGGTCTTAAGTTGGAATTCTACCTTACCTTCTTCAAAATCTCCACTATCCTGATCTTCTTTACAGTAAGATACACTTAAATCAATACCCCTTCTATCTGGTTTTTCACCTTCTGTTGTCATAAATTGACAGGAGGAGACAATCGCTTTAATAAAAGCAATTTGATACTGTTCTGCATAATCAAAATCAATTTCAGACATAAATTTACCTTGCCCAATAAAATTTAACATCCATATTTGGTAGCATTACAAATAACTTCTATGCTCACTACAACAACACCGAGTACCAAAACACTTTACCAAGCACTGAAATGTCTTGTAACTCTGCTATTTCGTCAGGGTGTTCATCACTGTTATAGCTGCGGATCTTCACTTGCTCATTAGGCATATTGTAGAGTAGTTTTATTCACAGCAATCCACCGTGATTGATTGCGTATATTTTCCCATCTCTAATGGTTTTATTACCCAAATCAATCCCCACCGTTGTTCCATCCGGAATAACAGGTTCCATAGAGTTACCGTCAGCAATTACACACACCGCATTTTCGAACTGCACACCTTGTTTTCTTAATGTGGCTTTAGAAAAGCGTAATTTAAAATTGTTATAGTCTGCGATGTCATCAGCAAACCCATTACCCGCAGAAAGGCGAACATCTTGATAAAAAGGCACTGCCACTTCATCACTATTTAATGGGGTGTTTCTATCCCACAAATCAAAGGCTCCAAGCTCTTTTATGTTTGATGCAACTTTTGTTTCAGTTGAGTCAGTAGAGCCATATTTCAAATAAGCAGGACTAACTCCAAAGTATTCAGCCATAGATTCAATTTTGTCATCTCTTGGTGTGGCTGTGCCAAGCGTATAACGTCTGGCCATTTCATAGGTTACGCCTAGAGCCTTTTGAAGATCTCCTATTCTTTTATTTTGCTGAGCCATTAATTCATTAATTCGGCTTGCTAAATCTGACATATAACCCCCTTATTTCTACTAAAGGTAGAGAATACGTAAATAAAATAGTTGATTCAATTCTATTTTTAGTAGTAGAATATGCTACTTAAAATAGAAATGAGGTTAAGATGCTACCAATCGAAAAAGCTTATGAAATCGTAGGCGGTATTTCTGCCATGGCTCGGCACTTCAATATCACCCCTTGGGCAGTATCAAAATGGCGTGAAAAAGTACCAGCTGAACGCTGTGCAAAGATTGAAGAACTTACTAATGGCAAAGTTAAAAAATCTGAATTACGCCCCGATTTGTGGGATTAATTTATCAGTAAAAATCAAAAAGAAAACCATAAAAATAAGGCAAAAATTATGGCAATGAAACAAACCATCATAGAGATGATTGAACAGATACCCGGTGGAAAAAGTGCGGTAGCTGGATTCTTAGGATTTACTGAAAGTGAATTAAATAATCGTCTTTATCAAACAAAGGGCCAACGGTTCAAAAATGAAGAATTGATTGCTATTCAACTTGAATATGGCTGCACACAGTTTATTGAAGAATTATGCCGTGCCGCTGGTGGACGTTTTGTACCAGATACCTGTGCAGATGATTTAGATGCAGTAGAAATGGCAAATATTCAATTACATGAGTTATCAGCTCGTGGATTGTTATTTGAAGCATTAGAAAGAGCACTTGCTGATGGTGAGATTACCAGTTGTGAAGAAGATTTGATCCGCAAGTTATTAAATAAACATTTATCTGCAACACAACATTCTATTGAGTGTGTGATTTCACTTAATAAACGGCAATAAAAAACCACGGCGGCCACCGTGGTTAATTACACTCACAAGGAGTTCACAAGATGAATGAATTATTACCGATTAATGATAAAAATGCAAGTGCATTAACAATGAGCAGTCGAGAAATAACAAAACTTGTTAATTCTAGACATAGTGACGTGTGTAAAAGCATTGAAACACTTATTTCAAAAGGTGTTATTGGGGGGTATCAGCCGAAACCGTACACCCACCCACAGAATGGTCAAATCTACTATGAGTATTTTTTGAATAAGCGCGACACTTATATTTTAGTTGCTCAGTTTTCACCGGAATTTACAGCGGCAGTTATTGACCGTTGGCAAGAGTTAGAAAACCAACAAAATCCGACCGCACTTTTACCGCAGAATTATCTTCAAGCCTTAGAGCAGTTGGTGGCATCAGAGAAAGAGAAACAAGCTTTAGCGTTAGAGAACAAAGCGATGAAACCTAAAGCGGACTTTGTGGATCTTTACGTTGATATTGGCACAACAAAATCATTACGCGAAACGGCAAAAATCTTAAATATGCCAGAGAAAGCGATGATTGCTGCACTAGAGCGTGATAAAGCGTTATATCGTCAATCAGGCAATCTTATTCCATATTCAGACAAACAAAGCCGTGGCTTATTTACAGTGAAAACTGGTACAGCAGAGCACGGTCACAACTTTACACAAACTCGCGTGACATCGAAAGGTATTCAATGGATCGCACAACGTTACGCTTCGGAGTTAATGCTATGAGCAAATTTATCCCTAATTCTTTTCAGATCCCTAATGCTTTTGTAGATGAAGTGATGTTTGCCCTTTCTGGTAACGCTGTAAAAGCCTATTTGTTGGTTGCTCGTAAAACGACTGGTTGGCAGAAAGAGAGTGATTTTATTTCTATTGAACAATTCAAACAATTCACTGGCATTAACCGAAATAAAACTATCTATGAAATCCTTAAAGAGCTTGAAGAAGTTGGTTTGATTCGTACTGTTAAAACAGCTGGAAGAACGACTGAATTCTATTTAGTGAAAGACCTTCCTAACGTTGAAAATAAACCAGTGGCGAAAAGTGCTACCAGTGGCGAAAAACGCCACCAGTTACAAAAAACGCCACCAGTGGCGAAAAGTGCCATGACACCAGTGGCGAAAAACGCCACCGCCACCCCTGGCGAAAAACGCCACCCTACAAAAACAAATAATAAAACAAATATAAATAACCCCCCTATAGTCCCCCCAGCTGAGCAAGTTGTGTTGGATTATTTGAACGTGGCATTGGCAAATCTTGCTGAAGAGCTAGGCGAACGTAAACCAACAGGCTACAAGCTCACTGACAAAACAAAACAAGCGATTGGTGCTCGATTAGCTGAATTCGATTTGGGTGTGTGTAAACGTGTGGTGGATTATCTCGTGTCAAAATGGGGCCGTGATCCGAAAATGGTTGAGTATCTCCGACCAAGTACGATTTTCCGTCCAACAAACTTCGGTGAGTATGTTGTCGGCTCAGAACGTTGGGATAACAAGGGCAGACCAGAAATGCGAGACGGTGCTTGGGTAATGGCTGATGGCACGATGTTAAAACCGAAAGGCAGTGCACCAAACCCAGCAAGCAAAAGCACCGATTGGGCAAAGGGCAGACAAATTCAAATTCGTAATCCGCAAGTAGCGGAAAAACTACGCAAAATGGGGATGTTGAAATGAACGTGGCAATCAGACAAGAAAATTGCGTTTCAGGGGTTGATTTAAATACTCATGTTTCAGAATTAGTGAATCAGTTATTTAATCGCTTGTGTGCTTACTGCAACCGTTGGCGCTATAACTACCCAACAGACGAAGCATTGGAAGAAGCGAAGTTTATTTGGATTGAGGAGCTAGTGAATCATGATGTTTTATCTGTGGATATGTTAGAGCGTGGATTAGCAAGAGTTCGAGCAGCAAGAAATGATTATTTCCCGAACCTGTTTGATTTCATCGAATGGTGCAAAATCCCGATGGATTTACCATCAGAAGAAGAATTAGCACAGCGTTTAGCCAGTTTTCAACGTTATGGCATGGCTGATGTAGATAAATTTAAATTCAATTCTACCGTGGAATATTGGTTGATCACTGATTTGTATTGCCGTTGTCGCAGATACACTTGGTCGGTAGAGCAGTTACGCAAAGAAATTAAACAGGCCTTACGCAATATGGCAGACCGTTTAAAAAATGGTGAAGTGTTACCGGAGCCAACAAAACAATTACCAGCACAAGCAACATCAATGCCAGTTTCAAAAACACGCCAAGCAGAGATCATTGCAAGCATTAAAGGATCGTTGCGGGGGCATTAATGCAAGTATTGTTGTTGACACCATATAAACAATCAGACCTTGGTTTAATGATGTTTAGAATTCCGCGCAATGCTGCACAAGTAATGACGAAGAGAATGGTGTTAATGCCAGAGCCTACTGAATTACAACATAAGGAATCTGGTGTAGTTAATTGGCAAGGGGCTATTAGTGAAGAATTTCCACCGTTGGTGGTGGATTTCTTAAAAAATAAGGAAGTGCGGTCAAAATTACTTACAAAAAAAGCGTTGATGAATTTTGTGGCCAGTATTAAGCATTGTCAGTTGAGTGATGGTGAATACTGTCATAAAGAATTAACAATTACTCCACACTTAGACGGTTTTATTAGAACTTGTTGGCACCACGATACAGAAATGCGCAAGGGAAACTACGATGCAGAAAAAGCAAAGTTGGTGGTGGAACAAAATATAGAGCAAGCAATCATTGCAAAAATCCAAGTGGATTTAAAACATGCTCGTCCTTTAACAGAATCAGATTTAGTGCTGTATTGTTTTAAGAATGGACTTCAACGTTTATTAAGTGATGCGTTATTAAGAAAGGTCTTTAGTGTTAAAAATTACGAACGAGACA